TTGCTCGTAGAGGGCGAGGAGGGCGTTGTAATCGCGCACGTCGTTTGCGCTACCTGCGGCGGCGTCGAGAACGTCGACAGTAGTTTCAGGCAGTAGCGCGCCGTCTTGGGCTGGGCCAGGTCGGCCGGCAGGGGCGGCACTTGGACCGGCGGGGCCGACAAATGCGGGGCAGGCGCCACGGGCGCGCAAGCCGATGTCACCGCGAGCAGCGCCACGGCGCACAAGGTCAAGATCGTTTTCATGTTGGATTTTCTCGCTCGTGCGCAAGGTTGCTTGATGGTCGACCGCATCGCGGAGTTCGGCCGTTTGTTTGGCGTGGAGGATGGTCTCGGTCGCCACCGCGCGGGTTGCGGTGCCTCGGGCCTCGTCGCCGCCAGCTTTGAACGCCGCGTCAACCCGATGCGCGTCCCAACCCCACAACAGGATGAATAGGCCGGCGATCGCCGTGACCTTGATGCCGAGCGCGGTCATGACAGCACCCGCAGAACCGCCGATGTCGCGGCGATGCGCCGCTCCAGCCCGATCGCGCCGCCGTTGACCCGCATGGTCACGGCGATCTGATTGTCCGCGTCAGCCAGGGCGTTAAGGCCCTCCCGTTGCCAGAACCAGCCGGCCGACCGGCACGCGCCTTCCGGCCCCCGCAGCCAAGCGCCCACGTCATCCGGGGGGATGCCGAACGCCAGCGCGCAAGCGCCTTGATTGTCGCGGCCGGTCAACTGGATCGCCCCGGCGCCGCGATACCGCCAACCGTCGCCGCTCGCTTCGTCGCCGTTACCGAGCCGGCCCGCGTAGACGCGGTTGGCCAGCGCCTCCGGGTTGCGCGCGTACGGCGTGGCCACGCCGAGCGTAGGGAACCGGCGCGGCCAAACGACCAGTAGCCGGTCAACCGAGTAGTCGAGGTTTTCCTCGAACTGCGTGAACATCTGCGACTCCACGGCGGTTTGCCCGAGGAAGGACGCAACACGCCGCGGCGTGTTGATGTTGCGCTCGGCCATGGCGGCGGTCAGGGCGGCGGTCAGGGCGGCCGACAAATGCGGAAAGACGGCAAGTAAGTGCTCGCGGGTGAGGGTCACGATGGAAATCTCCGGCGGTTGCATGCGAAGTAGGCGGCCACGCCCACGGTAAACAGGCAGTCGAACACGTCTCGCGCGATCCACGAGGACGCCACGGAACCGAGGGCGCCGGCGGCCAGCAGAATGACGGCCATGCGGTAGTCGCGCCGCGTGGCCGGCGTCATGTGGTTGAGCACGTGGACGCAATGCCAAAGCACGTACAGGCCGGCCATCGTTTGTGCCGCAACGAGAAGGGGGGTCATGGTGGCGGGTCCTTGGGGAGTTTGGGGATATCCAAATTCCGCGCGCGGTCAACCCAGGCCAGTAACACGGGCACGAACTTGAGCGCCACCAACCCGCAGAAGAACGACACGGGCCGTTCAAGCGGATCGGCCAGCCCCAGGTAGTGCAGCACCAGCGGCGCGCCGGCGGCACCGACGATAGTACCCGACACGACCGAAACCACGGCTTGCCGCATGGTCGTAGGGGGCGAAGAGGACAGCGTGATCGCGGCGCCCAAAAACGCCGCCACCAGCGTCGAAACCTTGACGCCGATGACCACGCTTTCGGGCGTGGGCTGATCCATCACTCGGGCTCGGGGTTGGTCCAGATGCCGGTAAGCGGGTCGCGCGTGGCGTTCTGGAGCGTACCCTCCGGCACTTCCTCGAACAAGGCGACGGTGGCGGGGGGGAAGCATTCTTCGATCACATACCCATCCGGCGGAATGTAAATTTCAATTGCGAAGTTGTCCAGTACGCGAGCGTAAGTTTTGTGCGTCATGATGTTCTCCAGTTGTTTACCATTCGATTATAACTACGCCGCCGCCGCCGTTGCCGCCGTTGCCCCCGCCGCCGCCGCCGCCGCCGAGCCCGCCAGTGCCGGAACTGCCGCCGGCTGCATTATTGCCCCCGCCGCCGCCGCCGATCCCGCCAGTGCCACCGGTGCCGGTCCCGGTCAATGGCCCGGCCCCCCCGCCAGCACCGTTGCCCCCGTCCCCGTTCGTGGCCGCAAAACCCCCTCTCCCTCCCCCTCCCCCGAAGCCGTCGAAGGGGAAGCGCAGAAGGGACGATGTCGGGTTGTTGACGCCACTGTACGGCGCAACCGTAGGGGGTGGGTTGCCAATCGAGTCAACCCCCCCCGCGCCGAAGGGGCTACCGCCCGAGCTCGTCGTGGAGTTCCCCCCGCCGACACCCGCCCCGCCAGAAATTGATGCGCCGGATTTACCCCCCGCCCCGAGTTGCGAACCGGCAGCGCCGCCACCGGAACCGACAAAGGTACCTGCGGCGCCACCCGCAAATCGTTCGTCCCCCCCCGAACCACCAGAACCGCCTGCGGCTCCTGCGGCGACTGTCCCGGCGGCGCCGCCTAGTGCGCTGATCAGCGCCCCCACGGACGACGCACCCCCCGCTCCGGGGTTGGCGCCGCCAACCCCCGCGGCGCCGACGGTTACCAGAACGGATGCCCCGACTGAAACGACAAAAACACCAATGGCGTATTCGCCCCCGCCCCCGCCCGATCCGGCGGTCCGCCCGCCGCCGCCCGCCGGAACTGTGCGGATCCGGATGGATGCGGCAGGGCACGCCCACGATTCCGTCGCGAGAAAAACGCGCCACCGCCCGGAACCGAACGTGCCGAGGAAACCAGGCGGTGCATTGTTCGGCTTAGCCGTGGCAATCGCCGCTTGGACTGCCGTCGTGAGCTGCGCGCCGGTCACGTAACTGGCCAGTGCCGTGGTGAGCGCGCCGTTGCTGACGTACGGCGAGAGGGCCGACGTGATGGCGGTGTTGCGCGCCGTAACCGTATCGAACCCGACGGCGGCGATCTGCGCGGCCGAAAGGGTCAGCAGCTCCCAATAGGTCGGCGCGCTGCTGGGGTCTTGCGGCGAGCTCGGTCCGGACGCCAGCAGCGCGCGATACTGCAGGCCCCCGCGCTCCACGATTGCGTTGGTGTTGTAGGTTTCCGTGCCGGACCACCCGCCGATCCCGCGCTGCAGAACGTACCGGATGCCGTCAAAGCACTGATTGAACGCCCAGTTCCAGTATTGCCGCGGTGGCGCGGTCAACGACTGCGGCCATCCAGCGGCGATGTACGCATCCGTGGGCGGTCGGGTCTTGTCGCCGGTGTCGCCCCAATTGGGCCAGTCATCGGGGCGCGTTGCGGTCGTGTTGGTCATGGGTAATCCCTCTCTTTAAGCGGGCCACCGCCCCCTACCACCAGATCGCCGTAAGTGGCGTCCGTTGGGTTGAATCCGAAATAGGCGACAAACGCGGTGTACGGCAGCACGATCAGCGCGACCCCGCCGGGCTTCGGCAGAATGCCCTGGTAGTTCAACGTCACCGTCTCGCTCACCGTGGTCACGCGGTCGAGGCCGATGGCGATTTGTAACTGCCCTTCCACATCTTGCACGATGATACCATCGGACGGAAAAATAAGCTGCAAAACGGCAACGAAATCGGGAATGGTTCCGGTCGAGCGATTGCGCAGGACGCGCGCGTGCAGGAATTTCCGGTACGTGGCGTCATCCAAATGCCACGTGGTCGTACCGAGGGTACCAAGTTCATAGAACAGACCGCCCCCACCGACGACCGTATCGCCGTAGGGAAGCCCTTCCGGGGTATCCAGAAAGCCGAAGAACGGCAGCGGGTAGCCGTTAGGGACATCGCGCGACAGCCCGATCAAACGCCCGATCAGATCCAGCTGCGTCCCGACTGCGACATCGATGTCGAGCGATTCCTCAATGGCTTGGCCTGCGGTTTCGATGTCCGCTGGCGCCACCAATAGGGCGGTCAAATAGGCGGTGAAATTCGGCTGCCCCTGATACTCCTGTGTCACGCGCGACAGGCCCAGGGTCAGATGGTCGATAGGCGCGCTCATGTGACGTTGACGACCACGCGGGCCGAGGCGAACGTAGCGAGGCGGTCATAGGCGATGGCGATGTTCGCCGAGCTGACCGGCGTGGGCGCGGTGCCGATGAAAATGCTAGTGACGCTCTTGTTCGGCACGCCCGCGATGTCGGCGTAAAAATCCGATTGGATGACCTCGCCGCCTATCGTCGCCCCGTGCGCGACAACCGCCGCCGTGATTTGCGGCGCCCCGTCAGCGGGGAAGCCTGCCCGTTGACTGACGTTGACCGTGACGTAAATCGGCACTGCGGTCGGACGGCTGTACCGGATGGGGTGCGCGCGCCCGGCCGCATCCGTGGCGCTCGTCAGTACGGCTCCCACCGTGGGAATGCCGGCCGGTTTCTTGAGGAGCAGTGCGGCGGCGATGTCGGCATCCGCACCACCTTGCACCACGACGTACACGCTGTTCTTGGCCTGCCCCGTGTCCGGGTCCGCGACGGGCTGGTCGTTGTCGTAGACGCGCGACAGCGTCACCCCGGGCAGGTTGGCGAGCGCGGCGTTGATGCCGTCGGCAACCGACTGGCTTGGGTACGCCGTGGACGCGTCGCGGCGTACCCGCAATTGGCCGTCGGTCTCCTCATCCCGGCCGACGGCCGCGTCTACCGCGTTGGTCACGCTTTGCAAGCCGAACACCGGGGTGTCGATCGCCGTAAGCGTGCCGGCCGGCGCCGCCTGCGCGCCGAGCAACTGCGCGGTACAGGCGACGGCAACAAATCCGGTCGGGCTGATGGTAGCGTCGGCGTCGGTCTGGAACACCGCCAGCGTGGCCGTGCTGTGCACCAGTGTGCCAGCCGGCACAAGACGCCCGACCTGGCCCGCCAAGGTAAGCGCGGCCGTGCTGTAGGTGCCGGCCAACCGGGTCAGGCCGTTCAGGCGCACGAGCCGCGACAGCCGCAATCCAGTGGCGCCGCTCGGGTCCAACGAGGTGTAAATCTCCTCGAGCAGCATGTCCAGGTTGTTGACCGCCTCGGCGTAGATGCCCAACGTTTGCCCGTCCACGGTGTCGGCGTCGAGCACGAGATCCGCGCCGAAGATGCCGCGCACGGCGGCGGTCAGCTGCGCAAGACGTTCGTCCAGCCGGCTAACCACGAGGCCGGTGTCTGTCAGTTGAGTCACGTGGTCACCTGAATGTTGATCGTCTCGCCGTAAATGGTCGCGACGGTGGTGGCAATTGCCAAAATACGCGTGGCCCGGTCAAGGGACATGGTGAACGCCAGAACGGCCTGTACGTCAGTGGTGGCGAGGATTATGCCCTTGAGCACCGCCTCAACCGTGGCCAGCGGCACGCGCGGCGCGAATACCTGTTCGAGGTAGGGCACGCCGGCATCGTCGTCCAGAAACCATTCTCCCAACACGAGCCGCAACCGCGTACGCACGTTTTGTGCGCAGGCTTCCGCGCGGCGCGCATAGTTCGCCAAGCCCTGCCCGAACATCATGTCGCCAGTCGGCGAGAGGCGGCGAACGATCGTCATACGAGCAGCCCTGTAACGCCTGTGCCAACGGTCACGCCGCTATGCCGGTGCGATTTGAAGGACTTGCCGGCGACGATCAAGTCGGTCGTCGCCGTGACCGTGCCGCCGCTGTTGATGTCGCCGCTGTTGATCTGCGTCGGCGCGTTCACCACGAGCCCGCCCGGTGCGTTGATGGTGAACGCGCCAGCGGCCGACAACACCGTAGACCCGCTCACGGTGTTGTTCGTGATGCTGCCGTCGGTGGACAGCGACACCCGCTGCGTCCCGGCCCAGTTGCGCAGCTCCACCGCCGTGGTCGACGTGTTCGGGATCGGGTTGCCCTGAAACGCCACGCCGGGCAGCGCGAACCCATCGGACAGGTCGTGCATGCGGTATTCGCTGGGCGGCTGCTGCCCGCCCGCCTGAAACCAATTGTCGATCGCCCGCTCGGCAATCAGCACATACACCTCATCGCCGACCGCAAGCGGGAAAGTCAGCACGAACCCGCCACCCTGAGGCCAGATGACCGGGCAATCCACCAGCAACGGCAAATTGGCCGGCATGCCGTTGAACACGCGCTGCAGCGCCGGCTGAATCGAACAAGTGCGCTTGGCGGCGTTGTAGCTGGCGATCACGCCAGGCATGCCCGTGTGGACGCTCTTAAGGCGCTGTTCGGTTTGCTGCGCGAGCACGTCATCCAGGCCACCGGCCTGTTGCGCGTCGCGGTCCAAATCCTCATTGCTGTTCATCAAATTCGCTTTCTGGCTCGGCGGCCGGAATCGGTTGCCCCAGGCCGATGCACGTGCTGGTTGTCGTCCAGTCCTGGCCGCGCGTGTCGCCCTTATGCACCAGCTTGATCACTTTGTACACGCCATCAGGGTCCAGGCGAACGTTACCCTTTTTCGGCTTGGCCGCCGCTTTGCCGTCCGGTTGCTTTTTGTGTTTTGCCCGAATGGAATTATTGTCTAATTTCAAGGCGCCGTTGATTTTTATTTTCGGGTTCATCAAGCACACGACGCCGATGCCTTTGTCGGACACCTCGGGCGCGCTGAGCAACCCCGTATTGGAGGTGACGATGATGGCCACGCCGGCGCGAGTCGCGTCGCCGCCGACAATTTCGAGCTGGCCGTCTTGAATCGACCAGTTGGCGCCGGCCTGGCGCGCCACATCGTCCAGTACGTCGCGCGTGTTGCCGCTGACGACCTTGCCCCGGATGCGCGCCGGCCCCGTTACCTGGATCTCGCCGCCCGTGGTGCCTCCGACGTTGGCGAACGAGCCGACCGCGCGCGCGACGAGCTGCGCCGGCGTGGTGCCGGCGGCAAGCGTTTCATTCATCGTCGCGCGCTGATAGTCGTGGTCGCCGTCGCCTGCCTCGATTTCGGTTATGCGGTCCGGCCCGTCGTGGTACCGGTAGATGTGTTTGATGTTGCCGCGGAAAATGAGGTCGATCGCGCCGAGATATCCGGCATTGAGGATCACTTCATCAAATTCGGTTTTGACCCGTTCCTCGTTCGCCGGGTTCAAATTGTAGATTTTGATCAACGCCGTGTTTGGCGTGGCCTTGACCGTCTTGGTCACCTCAAACGTGATGCGTGCGTCACTGACCGACAGCCCGGTACCGTTCTTGCCGATGATGACCTGCGCGCGGCGTTGGTACTGACGGGTCACGGTGAGATCCAATACACCTTGACTCGTACGCCGAAGTCATCCGGCCCGGCGTCCAGGTTAGTGGCGTTCTCATCGTTGACGACGATGCTACCGATGCCCAGGCCGTACGGGGCAAGCAAATCGCCCCCCAGCACCAGCGGCACGCCGTCGAACAGTTTGGCACCACCGGCAAAATCACTCAGGGTCAGCGCCCAAACCCCCGCCCGGTCGTTGTAGCGCACGTCGCATTTATATTTGACCGCGCCCAGTTGGACCACCACGGTTTGCGCCGCGTCACTCGTAAAAGGGAGTTCGAGAATCATCCGACGAGCCCCGCTAATTTCTTGAGCAGCGATTGCTTGGCCGGCGTGACTTGTTTGCCCTGCTGTTCGCCGTTGTTTTTCTTGGCGCCGGCCTGGCGCCCGGTCTTGCCGGTACGCGCGGGGTATGTGACCGTCTGTGTGTTGACGATGATGACCTCACGCAACGTGGCCACGAAGTCGAGTACGCCCGCGCTGGCGGCGTCCTGCCCGGCGCGCAGCGTGAGCACCACCATGTTTTTATAAAGGCGCAGGCCGGTCTGCACGTCGAAGGGTTCGGCGGCAGTTTGCAACTCCACCAGCAGGTCGTAGGCACGCTGTGAGCGACGCACAGCCGACGCGTACGCGTCGTTGCTTAGTGCGCGTAGCGGCGTGTCGGAAACGCCCGCATTGATGGTCACGCGGGCAGGCGCCATGAACGCGTGGTCGCTGACGATGACGCCGGTTTCGACCGGGTTGTCCGTAACGGTAAGAGCGGATTCGTGATCCTCGTGGAATACCGCGTCGAACGTCAGGCCGCCCAGGCTGCGCAGAATGGTGACGTCGCTCATAGGTCCACCGCCGACTGGCCGTTGCGCATAGACTGCCGATTCTGCCGATCCATTTCTTCCCGAAACGCCACGCCGGCCCGCTCCGGATCGGGGGATTGAATGACCACGCTGCCGGGCGAAAACGTCGTGGTGTTGGTGGACGTGGTGTTCGCGTTGTTCGTGGCGCCCGTATCGGCGCGCCCAAGTACGCCGCGCCCGGCACTTGCCGGCGCCCAGGACGTAGCTGGCGCGGCGCCCGGCGCGGCGGCCGCGCCCAGCGAAACGCCGAACGCACCGGCCACGAGGGCCGCACCGGGGATTGAGGACAGCAATTTCAGGGTGGCATCTTGCGCCCGCTGAATCAGGCCCATGACGAAATCAATGGCCCCCGAAAACGCCGCCTTGACGCCATCGGCAAACGCGGTCCAGACGCCGCCCAGTGCCGCCGTGACCGCGTCCCAATTGTCGTACAACAGCCAGGCCGCTACGACGATCGCCGCCAGCGCCAAGCCGATGGCCAGGAGCGGCAAGAGCGCCACCCACGTGGCGACGCCGGCCGCAACCATTGACGCCACCCAGGCGACGCCGGCCGCGATGGCGCCGGCCTGCGTCACGGCCCAGTAAGCCACGCCGCGCGCGGTCAGCACGAGCCATTGCACGCCCTGCGCCGCTAACGCCCCCGCGACTTGGGCGAGGAAAGGCAGCATGACGACCGCCAGCAACGCAGTCGCGTTGCGCAGGCCGGTAACGTGGCGGGCCAAGAACGCCGCAGCGTCTACGGCGGTGTTGAACGCCCCAACCATAGCCGTCCCGATGAGATCGACCAGCCGCGCCAGCGGCGGGCCCACGGCGGTGACGAACCCGGACACCGCGGCCTCAAGCGCGTGAATGACGCTGAGCACGACGGGGAACTTGGCGCCTAGTTCGGCGATCAGCGACGCGTTGCCTTCCCGAAAATTGGCGTAGTCGTCAATCAGCAAACCGATCGCCAGGCCGATGGCGCCCAGCACGGCCGGCACGAACACCGCCGCCGCGTTGAAGCGGATCAGGTTGACGATCAGCAGCTTGAGCGCGCCAGTCAGCTGCACGAACGCCGAATACGCTTGCACGGACACGAGCACGCCGAGCGCGATCGCGGCGCCGTACGTGACGACTTTAAATTGCGACAGCCAGGCGCCCAAATCGCGGATGCCGAACGCCACGCGCCGCACCCACTCCCACGCCGTCGTCAGCACCGCGACAAACAGCCGAACGCCTTCGACCATGACGCCACCCGTAGCCTTGCGGCTCGCTTTGAACCAGTCCAAGTAGGTCGTCAGCACCTCGCGCGCGACGGGCAGCAGCGACACGCCAATGATCTTGGCGAACACGCCCACGCTGTTCTTGGCCTTGACAAATAGCTTGTCGACTTTTTCGGCAAGCTCGTAATCTGCGTCCGTGAAAGGGTTGAACAGTTCGGCCTCCTCGCGCAGCTTAGCCAGGTTGGCGCCACCTTGCGACAGCAGTTTAACGAGAGGGGCGTCGATGCCCAGCTTGCCGGCCATGCCGATCTGTTCCTGACGCGACAATCCTTGCATCTTGTCGGCGATTTCACCGAGCAACTGGTCGGCTTTCTTCACCTCGCCGTCGCTGTTCTTGGCGGCAATGCCCAGTTTTTGGAAAATGATAGTTGCACGGCCGACGCCGAGCGCCGCCTCACCGGCCTGGCGGGTAAGCGACTGCAGTGAAGATTGCAGCCCTTCCATGGAGCTGTCATTTTCCGTAGCGATCTTGCCGAGCGCGGCAACACTGCGCGCCGACAACTCGTTGAGCTCGGCAAAGTCCTGTACCTCCGCCATCGACGCGGCCACGCCATGCACGAGCAGCGCCAAGCCGGCGGACGCGCCGATAAACACCGCTCCAACCTCCATCACGCTTTTTTTCAAGGCGTCCGCTTGCCCCCGAAACTCGGCGATTTTCTCGGTGTTGATGTCAAAACCGAGTTGGACGAAGAAGGAATCGAGAACGCTCATTTTTTCGGTCTGGCCAGTTCGGCACGGCGTTCGTACTCGGCTTCTTCGTCCATGGCCTCGTGGAAATCGGCCAGGTCGTTGATGCTATACGTGCCGTCTTGCAATTGATGGTACTCACACAGCTTGGGGTTCCGCATGACCGGCCGCATCAAGTACCAGTTGATGTTCGCCGACTCGATCAGCTCAACGCCGGCGCCGCCCCGTCGAGGATGGAAGCTGAGGGGCCGGCGGGCATAAAATCCGCGAAATTGAAACGCAGCGCTGCGATGAATACCGTCCATACTTCGCGGTTTCGTCCCACCATGTGCGTGTCCAGGTCGACCGCCGTGGTCACGTTGCCGATGCTCACGTACTTAAAGACCGTGGCCATGGTGCCGAGCAGTTCATCCGGATCCGCTTTCGCCGCCAGCAAGCCCAGGGCGGCCGCGATAGCTGCGTCGTCGTCCGCCTTGCTGCGGTTCTTCTGCACCGCCATTTTGAACAACGCTTCGCCAATGACCTTGACGACCGCGAGCTCGACGCGAATGGCTTGCGAGGGCGGGATCGTGCCAAACACGTAGGTGCGGCTCCCCGTCGTGATTTGGTTGGGCTGGGCGCTCATGACGGCAGCACATCAGGAGTGGTGCCGAAAACCAAGTCCATGCGCTCCACGACGACAACCCACTCCTGTGTAGTCGCTGTGACGCCGCCGGTCATGGCCGGCTGAGCCTTCATGTACCCCGTGTCCCCGCTTGCGCGGTCTTGGCGGAAAGTATCTTGCATCAGCACTCCAACCGGGGTGAAGCCGGCCGCGCCGAAAGTTTCCTGCGCATTGATCAAACCGTTGAGATACGCGTTCGAGTCGGCGGTTTTCTGCAGCTTGAAAATGAACTCACCTGACCGATCCGCCGATACGCTCACCACCATGGCCCCGTCAGCGCCGATTTTGTGGGACGCGCTGTCCACGCTGCGCTTGGCGGTGATGACGTCGTCCCCGTCGGCCCAGCCGGTAATCTGGCGGCCGTTGATCAGCAGCACCGTATTGAGAAACGAGTAGACTTTCATGGGGGCCTCTTACGGTTGGAAAGTGACGTTGATGTTCAGGCCGTGCAGGGCGCCGGCGCCGATGCAGGCACACGTGATCGGAGGCGCGGCTCGGGTGGCGCGTTGAGCCGGCGACTGACTGGCGACGGGCGCCGCATAAACATAGAATCCCTTCGGGAGCACGTCACCGGTATTAAGCGTGCCGAAGCCGCCCCCTGTCCAGACGCCCGGCGCACAAATGCCGTTGATGACGCCTTGCGCAAACGCTTTCTCGATCTGCTGCACGACGCTGGCCACGCCGGGGTCGGTTTGGGGTACTTTCGATGGGGCCGAGTAGAGCTTGCTGAACACATTCGCGCGGATTTGCCGCGCCAGCCAGTCCAGATTAGTGACTTGGTCGGAAAAAGTCCCATCGCATTGGACCCCTTCGGCAATCATCGGATTGCCGCCGAAAGTCGTGTAGTAGTTGACGTTATTGCCGACCAGCGCCAGGCGCTCGGTTTCGGTCAGGGGAGTCACCGCCACGCCGGGTTCCGACTTGAATTTCAACGTTTGCGCGCTGTCCGGCTGCGTGAAATCAACCGTGAGGTCTTTGACCCCGTAGGAGACGCATGCGTAAGGGTCGAGACTGTACTGGAGCGCCGTGCGCTTGTACGCGCCCGCCTTGAGCAGGTACCCGGTGGACGTGGTACTCGCCGGGTCTTTTTCGTTGGCCGCGATACTTGTGGCGTACTGGCGTTTGCCTGCTGCCTCCGCCCATGCCGCGGCGGCCAGAATATCGGCTTGTACCACCTCGGCGGTCAGCGAGAATCCCGTCCACGCGTTGCTGACCGCTTGAATGCTGGTCAGCGACTGCGCGATCGACTCGGCCGCGACACCGGCGGTGAGCCGGCCGTTGCTGGCCGAGTCGATCGCCAACAGCGCGTGGACGCTGGTCCCGGTCGATCCGGCCGTGGCGTACGTCAGTGTCGACGCGGTTCCGGTGGTGCCGCTGTAGAGAACGAAACGGCCGCGCTGGGCGTCCCAGGTACACGTGGCGCCGGCTGCTGCGGCGGCCAAGCGGGTTTGCACAATTGCCGCAATGGCGTTCATGCTGCCCGCACTGGTGAAGTCCATGCCGGTGACTTGCTTGACGGCCCCGTCCACGCTGATCGCCAAAGAGCCGGCAGCGCCAACCGCTTGGTAGGTGGCGAGCACCTGCGTCGCCGACCCGCCCAGCAGCTCGCCGGCGGTGGCGGCGTTGAAGCGGCGGGCGAGTCCCAGCCGGGTTGGAGCTGGCACCACGCTGAACGCTTTGAGCGCGGCGACGTATTCTGAATCCGTGCTGGCATAATCGGCGCCCACGCCGAGCAAATCGGCGTAGAAGCGGATGCGCTCGCCCTGCGGCAGCTTCGTCGAAGGGCCGACGACGATCAAAGTATCCGATCCCACCCGCGTGGTCAGCGTGGCCGCGACGCTGATTGAGACATTGACGATTGACGAAATTTCGCTCATGGTGCAGTCACCTCAAAAGTGATAGACTCCGGCCCCGTCGTCACCGTGACCGGGAAGACGTTGTAGGTGTCGACAGTGGCAGTTTCCACTGCCGTTGCGGTGAACTCGAGCACCAGCCACGCCCGATCCTCCCAATAAGTATCCACGACCGACGATATGTCTTTCACCGGTCCCACGTGCGTCAGGCCAAGGCCCGCCGCTTGCATCAACTCAATCGCAGCCGCGCTTTGCAGCCGCGCCACCAGGCGGCGCGCCAGGGCGTTCGCCCCCGGCCGGAAAAACTGCACCGTGGCCGTCAGCTTGCGTACGCCCTGCACCGTCTCGGTCGCCGTGACGGCCGGTGCGGCGTCATCCGCCGTCGTGCTGCTGTCCCACCCGATCGCGCCGTTTTCGCTGATCAACACCGTGGCGAATAAATCGGTACTCGTCCCGGTCGGCGCGTTCCGATTTGCCGGCCGTACCGAATCAGGAGGCATGCCCAGCGCGGTGCGAATCAAGCCGCGGATTTCTGTATCGACGCTCATTTGAACTGTACCGCAAAAGCGTACCAGTACCCGGATTGAACCCACGGTTTCGACATGGCCACGCGGTAGGTGTTTCCATTGAACAAAATTATATCAGACTCTTGGCCGTACCCGTCGGCCATTTTCAATTCACAGCTCCCGTAGCAGTTGACCGCCTCTTGCGCGCGCTCGCCTTCGGGCAGGTAGAGCACTTTGTCCGCATCCTTGGCGGGCTGGACGCTGCCGTACCATAGGAGTGATCGCGGCGTGCCGGGCGTCCACTCGCCTTCTGCCGCAAACGTCCCGTCCGCGCGCGCGCGCGTCACTGGGTAGCGGGTACAAAAATCCGGGTCGAACATCAATTCCGAAACGTCAATCATCGCGTGGGCCGATCGCGTAGGTGATGCTTTGTAAGAAATTCCCCTTGTCGATCAGCGGCTTGGAGCTTCTCTTGCGTCGAATCGTGGCCGCCTTGAGCGCCTGGTAGGTGCCGTTCTGAATCTGTTGACGCGCCATGCCTTGCGCCATCAGCCCGAGCTGACCGAGTGCGTCGTCATAAGTGATCTCGCCCTTCATGAGCTTTAGCAAATTGATGCGGTTGAGCGCGGTGTATTTTTCGCGGTTTTCGGTAATAGCGGGACGCAGCCAAGCACGTTCCTGGATGCCCAGCGAGGGTTCCCCGTACTCATGCACGGCGCCGATCATCGCCATGGGCGTACCGTCCGGCTCGCGCGTTCCGGGCCCAACGCCCACGTTGACCACGCGGTTACTGTCGCCAGTCAAACGCTTGAGTGCGTCGAACGCTTTATGGTCAAAATCCCGTGTGATCTTGAGCGTAAAGCCGCCGGCCATGGTCAGACCGCCAGCGCGCCGGGCGAGATGAGATCGCGGTAGTACAGGTATTTTTGCCCGTACGCCGTGGCCAAAAACGGGTTGTCGACGACCTTGCCTTTGAGGATCGCGTCGAACGTGATTTGCATCACGTCAACCTTTTTGGACAGGGTGGCGTCGAGCTTGACGCCTACGCCGGCTTCGAGGGCCGCCGACACGGTGAGCTCGTGGGCCACGTAGTTGGCGAGGCCCAGGTCGTAGTAGTCGCCCCAGCGGCATGCGTTAAATGCCGGGTCCGCATCGTCGATGAACATTTGGACCCGGGCATCGGTCAGGGCCGAGAACGACGGGAACCGCATCTTGAACGTGGCCGGCGTAACCATGGTTACTTCTTGGCCTTCGGTGTGGCCTGTTCGAGCCATTTCTCGGCGAACATCCCCTGCACGGCGGGCGACTTGGCCGCTTCGGCGAGGAAAGTTTCGTCGATCTCGCCCACGCCGGGGATCGGCAAGCGCGCGTCGTCGGGGTTCTGGCGGGCGCCGGGAATCGTTACCGCCGTGACGATTTTGCCGGCGGTGGCGTGGAGCGTGATGTCATGCTCGCGGTTGTTGCGCAATTGAATCGTGGCCATGGAGTGCTTTCAGAGTGCTAGAGGAGAGTAGATGCCCGCTGCGGCGAACTAGACGCCGTCCATGTAGTATGCGGATTTGACGTACCGCCACTCGACGCCGCTGTACTTGTATTCGCCGGGGATGTCGACCTGCAGGCCGACCATCTGCGGCGCCAGGAAGCGCAGCGGCATCGGCACGTGCATGATCAGGCGCGACGGATTTTTGACGTAAAAAAGCACTCGGCGCGTGCCGCCCACGCCGGCGGTTTCCAGGCCGTAGCCGGCCGAAAACTTGAGGTCGACGTTGCGCTCGAGTTTGGAGATGTTGTTTTCTTTGAGGTACTGGAGGATCGTCTTATCGCTATTGTCCGACCGTGGCGTGGACGCGATATACGCGTACGCCGACGGCGGAATGACCACGTCGGAAATTTGATCGTTGTACGCCGTATTCGTCCACCCGGCGATCAGCCCGGTGTTCAAGTCCTTGAGGATGTTCGCTGGCGAGGCACCCGCCCAGTTACCCGTAGGCGCGTTCGCCACCGGCACATTGGCGTTGTTGAACAGGCCGGTAAGTCCGCGCGACGTTTCCCCGTTGAGCCCCACGTCGTTGAGGTGGCGGTGGTACCCATCCATCGCAGCATCGGCGCGGCGCTGGTCAAGCGAGCGTTTCAGAAAAGCCGACTGCCGCAGTTCTTCCTGCGTGTAGTCGTAGCCGATGTCGCCGTTGACGACCGGGAACGACTTGTCCGCCCAGGCGACATCCACGCGGTTGATGTCGCGCCCTTTGCCCGACGACGCTTTGCCGCGGCCGACCCAGTCGTAGATTTCGTACCGGATCGACGTGGCCCACTCGCCCGCTTCGTGGGAGATCGGGATCAGTTGCTCGTACTGCATCGGCGTGCGCTGGCGCTCGAACACCTCGTTTTCGGTATACGCGAGCTGGGCGATGACGAAACTCATCGCCTCGCCAGCATCGCGCGCGTTCAGGCCGATCGCAATCGAATCGGCCAGGGCGGTGCGGCGCAGTGCGGCGCCGATTTGCGCGTAGCGGTTGTCGTCGACGGCGATGATGCGATTGGCGCCGCTTTGATCGCGGACGGTAATTTGTTGAAGTGGCATGTCGTCCCCTTAGTTGGCGATGCGAATCTTGCCGACAGCGCCGGCGAGGGTGGTGGTTTCCCAGGTAGCGCCCGGCACGGTCACGCGGCCCGTGCCGGCGGCGCCGGCGGTGGAACCCGACAGCGCGCCGTTGCTGGCCGTGATCGAGATAACCGCGTCGTCGCGCACGACGTTTTCGGTCGGGACGGCGTAGATGTCGCCGTCCGCCAGGATCGCCAGGGCGTCGTACTGTGCGTAAGCGATATTGCCGGACGAATCCGCGACCTTGGTGGGGTGGCGGACGGCGAGCCCGATGATTTTGTCGCCGTCGGCGGTCGGGGCCTTGCACGTGTCGTCCGTCGCGCCGCGCGCGACCGCGTTGCCGAATTGGATCAGCACCGTTCCGCTGTTGACCCGCGTGCGCGTACTGATCGGGTTCATCGTAGCGAGTTCGCCCGCATAGCCCACCTCGTTGAGGGCGCCGCCGTAGGTGGAAAGGGTTGGCTTTGTCATGGTGTCGTGCTCCGGAGTTATTGTTTCATCATCCAGGCGTCCCGCGACGCCTTCATGGCTTTTTCACGGCCGGTTCT